ATTTTTTTTTTGGAACAGCGGTAGTCTTGTTGTTCAGGCTCCAAAGCTCCAAAATGGCAGGGAGCACTTTATAGATGGAAAACATCTCAAACTGCTCCAGCCACTCGTCAACATTGTCCGGGATGGACCCGTCATATTGCCGAGCCATGATAAAAGCGACATCCTCAAAAATTTCAAGATCGCTCACGGAAAAAGATCCGTCCTCGGATGTCGCTGCCGTTTGTAGCTTTTGCAGGTCACGGACAATGTCCCGACCCACCTTGTGGCGGTAGATGCGTGGGGTCAGCGCATTAGCGCACAACCCTACACTTTTTCCGTCGATCTCGATTACTTTGTTCATTTCAGCCTCCAGTCGTCGGAGTGAATACGGCGGTGTACCAGCCGTTCACGGTCGCCTCCGGGGTCTCCGCCGTAGTGTAGGCAAGGGAGTTGCCGTTTGCCAGCGGGGAAGCGGTGATGCTGACGGTCTGCGTCTGCGGCTCTACGCTCTCGGTCGTGGTGTCCAGCTCACGGGTAGGCCGAGTGCAGGTGCAGTTGTAAAGAACAAACTTCGTCCCGTTCACATCGCCCTCCTCTTGGAACAGCAGTGCGAAAGACTTGGGCTGAATGTTTGCATTCTCGATCATCACCTTGCTGGTGGTGTCAAGAGTATACCCGAAAACATCCTTGAGGAATGCTTCGGGGAAAACGGCGACTTCGAGATCGCCGGTGTAGCCGCTGTTCGCCACGGCCACAAAATACTGAATGTTGTCCGCATAAAACGGGGTGGTATCGCCGGAAGGCTCCAAAGACAGGCTAACTGCGCCGGGGATGGCTACGGGAGTGCCATAGGTGTTATTTTCCCCGTCGAGGATAGCGTAATGGACATTCGAGATACCGAATTTAACTTTATCAGCCATTTTTACACCTCGATTTCATAAACTACTTGGTTACACTGCTGATCTTCAATGTAACTCTCGGACTTCTGCCAAAACAGAGAGGACAAGGCCTGTTCGACTTTGCCCTCTGCTGTTAGGTCTTTATCTTTTGTGTAAAGCTCAACCTGTATATGGTTGATGGGGTGATACACCACATTGTCAGCGCCAAAATTATTGGAGTAGGAGACGCGATAGAGGATATACGGTAACTTTTGCGGCTTATTGAAGTAACCGTAAGCTACGGGCATCCTCGTCTGTTTTAACAGGGAATTGACCTCTTGCAGTGTCATCCTTTCTTAATCACCACCTTTACACGAGTTAATAGTTTCTGCTCTGCCTTTTGCTCCGCTGGGCCGATGTGGGGGAATGGGCGGGCAGAGCCTTTTGCGGTTCCGCCTGGTCCTGCGTGACCATGTTCCAGCAAGTGCGTGAGCTGGTAATCCGTTTTGTTGAAAATTCGCATACGGATATCGCTGTAGCTCTCATATGCGACCTTGTCACGCCAACCGGCCTTATAATCGCCGGTCTGTACCGGGCTGCCGGTCACAATGTCTTGGCGGCATTCCTTTGCCACCTGCCGAACTTCTTTTTTTACGCCATCCGTAACGGACTGGTCATAGTTTTTCAGTTCGGACAGGATTGCCGTTGCCAACTCATCCGGTCTAACCGTTTTCGACATCGTTGCCCACCTTTTCCTCAAGGTACAACTCTATTTCATCGCTGCCTGTTGCAAAATAGGTGCGATAAATGGAATAGCGTGTGCCGCGCCACTCGGCTAATTTCTGCCCAGCATAGTTGGCGATAGGAGTAACCGCCACAAGGGACGGCTGCAAGCCGTTTTGACCGGCGGAATAGAACTCCGCCCGTGTAGCGGACTGCAGCCGCGCCCAGACCTGTGTTGTGGTTTCTGTGGCAATCTGTACCCCGATATCGTTCTGCTCAAAGGTTTGGGAGATTAATGTAATGAGATCATCCAAATCAATCACCCACCTTTTGCTCAAACAGCCGGTTGTTGAGTGCCCACCGGAGCATCCGGGGCATTGCTACGACCTTTTCCCGGCGTTGCCGGTAAAGGTAGGCGGCGTACATCTCCACCAGCATAGCATCACCGGTGCTGGTGGAAAGTACGATTCCCTCGGTAGCGATATACTCCTTGGCAGACGCGATCAACGCCGACAGGTAATCGTCAAGCGCTGTTGTGGAAAGTTGCAAATCAACCTTCAAGATCACGAGGATATCAGCGTCTGTCATGCTTTAACCCCCTTTTAGGAAGCCTTGGTTACATTGACTGTGTAAACAACGGTCTCGTTGCCATTCTTGACAGTAACGGTCAGAGGATGGGCAGCGCCATCAGCCAGCCAGGTAACAGAGCCGCCGTTCTTCACATTGGCGTTGTTGTAGGCAATAGCGACCTGCGCACCGGCAACCTCGGTAGTGGCGTTTACTGCAGCAGTCGCAGCGGAGGCGGTAGCGGTGTAGCTCAGCACATCGCCATCAAAAGCAGGGCTGAGGGACAGGTTTCCAACGGTCAGAGCGGACAGCTTAGCGTTGTTGGCGGTATCAGCCGCAAAGGTCATGGAGGTGGTTACGGAAGCGCCGTTAATGTTGATCGCCACAAAAGCGCCGGGGATAACGGGCATACCGTCAGCACGCTCTTTGCCGCGGAATACGGTGTTGTCCTGAATGAACTGAACCTCGCGGGATGCTTCGATGGTCATGCCGGAGCGCTGCGCCCACAGGTACAGGTCGCCATAGCCGCCAACGATGTCGCCATCGGGGATAAATTCGAGGATTTCCACATCACCGCCGATGATGGGCATGGTCATACCGTCAAAGGTGACATACCGGCCCAAAGCGGTAGCAAGGATTGCCTTGGACTGCAGAGTAGCCAGGGTCTTGCTATTCATAGCCCAGAAGCGCTCGCCGCGGGAATAGCGGGTGAAGGTGTTACCAGCAGCAACAGCCAGCGCAGCCCAGAAAGCCTCGCCGGTGGAAGCGGTGGGAATGGTGATGATGTTGGAGGTGTGCAGGTCAACCCAAGCAGGAGCATTGGCCGGGTAATCGCTGGGTTTGCTCTCCTGCGCCAGACGCGTCACAATACCGAGAGGCATCTTCTGACCAGCGCCCTTGCCGTACAGGATGGCCTTATCCTTGGCAAGGCCGATAGCCTCGGACAGCATCTCGACGATCCAGGAGGCGAGGTTTACATCGTTATCCTCCAGCAGGGAATTACAAACAGGAACATAACCGGCAACCTTGAAGCCGTCAAGAGTGATCTGGTTAAAACTGAAGGTCAGCTCATTGATGGCGCCGCACATTTCAGTCCAAACGGCCTCGGGGACAGTACCGGCAATGGTCTGACGGGCTTCGCCATTGACATTGCGGATGCGGACCCGACGCATCAGTTTGGAGTAGCGATACATATTCTCGGCAATGAGGTCGAGGAATACAACAGGGATGGTCAGCTCACCACCGGTGATGTCTCTCTTGCTGCGGGCAGCGTTACGAAGCTCCGCAAAGAAGGTCTGCACATCGGGCTGGGCTACGATAGCGTCACGCTGCTCTTTTGGAAGAGCGTCAAAGGCGCGCACATTCATGGGGAGGGAGCGAATGTTGATGGTATTCATGGTAAAATCATTCCTTTCGTCTTTCTTTTCTGCTTTGGGTTCAGCCTTGGGAGGATCCTTTTCGGCATTTTCCAAATCTTCCTCAAGGCCCTTGATTTCTGCGGACAGTTTTTCTTTTTCGGCGTTGTGGGCATCCTGTTCCTCGGTAAATTTGTTCATGGCGTCCTCAACAGCCTGCTGCTCCTCATCGGTGGTAGCTTCGCCGATTGCTTTTTCGATTTCAGCGGAGCGTGTTGCAAATTCTGCGTCTTTAGCTACCAGTGCCTCAAAAGCTGCTCTTTTCAGTTCCAGCTTTTTGGCAATCATAATGGATTTCAGTGCCATGTCAGCACTCCTTTCTTAGCTTTTTGAGGGCTTCGGCCCTCCATTGGTCGAGCTTGCGCTCGTTGATCTTTTCAAGGTCTTTTTTCCGAGCCTCTACCATGGTGTCCTCGTAGGCTGGGAAGGTAACGACCGATACCTCATACAGTTTGACTTTGCGAATAGTCCACACGGTTGTGCCATCTGGCCGGATTTCGGTTTCCTCGTCAAGGATGTCAAAGCCGAAAGAACATTGGGAAACATCCCCACGCTTTACGCGCTCATAGGCGTTCATGGCGTCCTGATCCGCTTGATTAATGAGGATGGACCCCCAAAGGCCCAAATCGTCAACGCGGAGGGTCAGTGTACCAGCTGTTGTTCTGCCAAGCACGATTGTAGTATCATGGTTAACCAGCGCCCGAATATCATCACCGAGGGTACCATCAAAGGCTCCTCGGTCAATGCGCTCGATGGCTTTATCCCACATCCGGTATTCGCCGGTAAAGGTGGCGAAATAGCCCTCAATGTAGAGGTTTCCATCGGCAGCGCGGGTTTTGAAGTCGCCACTGCGGCTGATTGCCTGTCTTGCTCCTACCATTTACTCACCTCCTCCGTTTAGTTTTTTCTGATCGCCAAGGCGGTCCGCGGGAATGTAGTTTTCAAGGGCCAAAAGCTCATCCATTCCCTCGTGCGGAGTAAGCCCAACCCAACTGCGCCACTCGTTCCGTGTCATTGCCATGCGGTCAACCATTTCCGCGCCAGCTTTGATGGTTTCCTCCAAGGAATAGTTGTAGAGGGAGCGGACATTGAAGCGGAAAAAGTAATCCGGAGATACGAGCAGCTTTCGGCTAAACTCCTGCTCCAAAATCTGTGCAATCGGCATGATACGGGAAGAAATAAAGTTGTTCCATTCGTCTCGCTTGAACTCGCCAACGCCCAAAACAAAAGGCGGCACGCCAAGAATGGTTGCCACCGTCGTTTTATCCAGTTTTACGAAGTCTGCCAGCGCAAGATCAGATAGAGTAAGGGGCCTTACCTGTTCCACCGAGAATTGCTCGGCAGGAATCAGCCAAGGTTCCCCGGCTTTATTGCTTGCCACAAAATCGCCAAGGAGCTTTGCACGCCCCTCCGGGTCAGAAAACTCGTCCGTCAGAGAATCCACCTTCACGATAAGAGACGGTTTCCATTCACTGGCCATGAAACCATTTTCTGTTTTCGCCGCTTGCTTTAGGTTATTTGCCACATCAGCCAGCGCAATGCTGTACCCAGTGCCTTGCCATGGGTAGTAATTGCTCGGATTTATGGCAAAATGCAGCACATCATTCGGGTCATAGGGTTTCCCAGATATTTCGATGCTATAATACCGTTCCCCATTCGGTACAAATGCTACAAACGCCGCCGGAATCGGGTCAAGCCGCCGGAGCAGCCCCTTCCGGGTCTTTGGGAGCACTACAGCGTTTCCCCGGCCATCCAGCAGCATTGTTTTGATGATCCACTGGATAAAGTTTGACCGGCCCATGTAGCTGTTCGGCTCTATATCAACCACACGAGACAGCCCATTTTTAACCCGGATATCCCCACTATCGGTGTTTTGCATCAGATAGATTGTCATGCTTCCAATTAAAGACGCAATCCTATCAACAGCGGCACAGATTTCCGGGTTGTGCGCAAGTTCTGTATAGCCGGAACAGGTTAGGTCTTTCCAGCCGGTTCCATCACACAGGCATACAGCGCTCCGCGTTTGGGGCTTATCCCGAGAGCGGAAGCGCTCAAAAAAATTTGCCATGCTCATTTATCACCCCACCATTTCTTTCCTGCTTTAGATTTATCCAAAGCCTCCAAGTACCGCACCGTGGCGAATACGGAGGCATCGAATACATCAATTCGGTTTGTCGGTCTTACCTTGTCGTACTGGATCATGTCGTCTGTCTTTTCGACGGCCGAGACATTCCCAACACAATACTCATATGCTTCGGAATGCATATAGTACAGCGTCCCATTTTTGGCGCTCTGCTCGATATGCCGGAAACCTTCTGATTTCCTGTAAAAATACTGCGGTTGGTCGATAATGTTAAACCCAGCCGATTTCATGCCAATGAAATACTCTCGGCAGAATTTACGGTCATGCCCCACCTGTCGTATTCGGAAACCGCGCTTTCGCATTGTAACAAACCAGTTGACAACATCGGCGTGGTTTACGGTTGGACTGTTGCACATGGTCAAAAGTCCATCATCGGCCCAGCCGAAAAGCGGTATACCATCCTCGTCGGCCTTAACATGAGCCTGCACCACAGGGAACCAAGCGTGACTGATGATGATATCCACGCCTTTGTAATTTCCAAAAAGCGCAGCCGCCGTTAGGTCGTGCATTTTTGAGAGGTCTGCACCACCGTACCAGTCTATTGGGAACTTGGAAAGCTCGTCCAGCGTCCAGTTGTATTTTTCATCGCTTCGCCGGAATTCGTCGAGGTTGAAATAGGACTTGATAGCCCCGGTATAGACATTGAGAGACTTTGCGAAGAAATCTTTCCGCTGCTGCGGGTCATTCTGCGCCTGCAAGCTATCGTTTAGAATTTCCTCCGGCCGGATGGAAACGCCATAGGCCGGATTTGCCATCTCATGTACCAGGGGATTGGTATAGTCGATATTTCCCTCCTCATCCGGATTGGCGCAGCACATAAAGATAAAATATTGTTCGTCCTTGATGGTGCCATCCAGCACCTTTCGGCAGTATTGCAGCCGCTGCCCAAGGAAGCCCTGTTCGTTATCGCCAGCCGTGGAAATACCTATCAGCAGCTTGTTGGTGTAGGCTTTCATGGCTTCCTTAAAAAGGTTGTACTGCTTAGGCTTGGTAAAAGCGTGGATTTCATCGCAGATCGCAATATTGCAGTTAAGAGAATCCTGCGCATCCGGGTTTGCAGCCAGAGCGCGGATAAAAAACGAGCCGTCTGGAAGCTCTGCCTCCATTGAGTGCTCGTTGTTGTTGTCAATGATCTTTACACCGCCGCCATGCTTCTCGTCCTCGCCCATAAGCCGGATGTTATAATCCAGAAAATTAAAGCTTTCAAGGGACTGCATCAGAGCCGCGGCCGATATGTAGGTTTTGGAACCGCTGCGCCGGTACCACAGGGACAGCGCCCATGCGAGGGAAGCGGCAAAACTGGTTTTGATGTTCTTTCGAGGGATAAAAATAAGGGCTTCATGAAACCGCACCACATCGGTGCCTTTCAACTTAAACCCAAGAAGATTGTATATGATGAATTTGTGAAACGGCTCCAACAGGAACGGCTTTCCCCGGAGCGGTGTACCGTCCAGCTTTTCCCCCTGCTGGTGGCAGAGGGTCTTTTCGATGATTTGAATACAGAACTCCGGCCCTTTCGGCGCGAAATCGTACTCGTCATTATCGAGGTCAGCAAAGAAACGGTCAACAGCCTGCCGCAATTCCTTGCAAGCGACCTTTCTCCCGTCTCTGATGCTTTCGGCATACTCAAGGACTACGGGCCAGTTCTTACCCTTAATCTGTCTCAAGGCTGGCAAGAGCAGCGGCAAGGCCGCCCTTTTCCTCCTTTTCCTTCACTCCGCCGGTCATTTTGCGGAAACTCGATGGAGTAAGCCCCAATTCGCGCCAGTATGCCAGTGCGCTCTTGTTGAGGTCGTCCCACAGAATCAACAGAGGGTTTTTTACCATGTTTGTGGCGTTCCCTTTGTTGGTATATTCGATGACGGACTTACCGCCGGACTTTTTGAACTCGGCCTTGGTCTTATCCCGCTGTTCCAGTATCTCTGCAAGCGTTTCTACCGCAGATTGATAAGATGGGTCGGCCGTACCGAGTTTTTCCATCTGTTTTCCGATAGTTTCAACCCATTTTTCCTTTGTCATGGCTTCCCCTTTCTCAAAAATATACCGTAGAGTTGGAAAAAGTTCCCCCCGCCGGTCCCCATAGACAGGCGGAAGGCGCAACGGATAGGGGGGGGTATCAGTAACGGCCCCTTGCTGCTGTTGCTTTTTCCGGGTGCTGCTTGTTATGGCAGCCCTCACACAGGCTTACTAAATTTTTATCTTCGTAAGCCAGCTCCGGGTACTCATCTGCGTGTTTGATATGATGCACAGTTGTAGCCTGTACCGCCTTTCCGTACCGCTTGCAGTGCTGGCACATATATCCGTCACGCCTTAATATCTGTTGGCGCTTCCTCCGCCACCTGGGAGAATTATAATCAAATACAATGTTCATTACCCGCCCTATCCCTCCCGGTGTCTACTATGCCGGGCTACCAATTATTGTTACCAAACTGTGGTTATCCGCTTAGTGCCTGTCTTGTTCCCGCACAGCAGGAGCGTCTGCGGCTGCTCATGGTCGCTCTCGCTGCTGGGAAGCAGCATCTTCCGGGCTGCGTAGCCTCCGTACTGCTGCCATGCAGTACAGCTAACCACTACCAGCTGCTTGGTACGGATAACATTGTTGTTACTGTCCACCACGATCTTTTTTGGCTTACTGATGGTGCCTTTGTGGGTATGGCCAACAATCAGAGCGTCAATGCCCTCTATGGTGTAGCCGAAGCGCTCATTGCGGTTGACCGTTGCACCGGTGTAAATGCCACCGCCGGAGCCATGGGTAATAGCCATCGTATAGCTGGTGATAGGGATATCTCTTGTTACCCTGCGCCCAATCTCCAGTTTGAGGAATGCTATGTCCTCGGCGTAGTAGTCCTCCATGTCCAGCTTGCACATGATATCGCCCATAATGTCTTGGTCGGTGTCCCTGGCTGTCCTCGCTTCGTGGTTACCGGATACCGCGCAAAGTATCTTATCCTTGATGGGCGTTAACATTTCCACCATCATCTTTTTCTGCTCCCGCGGGCGGATATAATCCTCAAAGGGGCTTCCCACCGCGTTCCGGGTATTGTTGTTGATGAGATCGCCGCCAAGGATGAGATAAGCATCCTCCCGCTCTACCCGGCGGCAGAATGCTTGCCAGCCCTCTTTATCATGTAGGATGCTGCCCAAATGCACATCAGATACCGGATATACCTTGATGGTGTCGCTCTGCGGGATTTTACGGACTATTAAATCCATAGGTATCCCCTCCTTTATGGCATAAAGAAAGAGAGCGCCTTTCGGTACTCTCTGACTGCTTTTTTGTAAGGCAGACTATTGCGAACTTGCGGCCTGCCAGCGCGGCACCTTTTTTACGAAGGTCATGTATCTTCGGCCGCTGGGATAACGGGGCATCGGCGACCCCGTAAAAAGGAGGTAAAACATGAAGGTGGAGCACCCGATAGGGCTTGAACCTATAACCCGCTGCTTACGAGGCAGCCGCTCTACCATTGAGCTACGGGAGCAGATTGCCGGGATAAGGGGCCCGGCTCCCCACCAGGAGGAATGTCAATGGAATTTTGTGTTTTACCACGATATTAGTATACACTGTATATGCATCTTATTTCTGCAATGTTTCTGCAAACTTTACAGTTCGGTCAACCCATACCGGCAAAGGGCATATCTCCGGAGGGCTTCGTCCTTATCGTAGTAGATTTGCCGCTCGCTCTCGTTGAACTCCTGGCAAAGCCGCTGTATGTAGCCGTATTCCCGGCGGATGTAGAACAACTCAAGGATGCGCCGCTGCTTTTCCGTCAGGCAGTCCAGTCCTTTCTCAACCTGGGAGGTCTGCCACTTGACTACCGCAAGGTTTGCCGAGAGCGCATCCCGGCGGGAGATTGCGTTAATCAAATGATCTTCCCGGCCGCAGCCACCGCCCTTTACTGGTGTAGCATCGCTGGTAGCGGACCGAATGCCGTCCATCTGCTCATTGTAGCGGCGGATTTCTTCCGGCAGGCTTTCCAACGACCGGAGCTTATAGCTATGGCACTTCAGCTCGTCAATGCAGATGCGCTTGTAGTCAATCATATTTCTCCCTCCTCCATCAGCTCTTTATAGCTTATCCCGTTTTTAAGGCCTGGGCTTTCATCGCTGCCTGTTGCCCGGAAATGGGCCTGCGGGTGGCTGGGGTGCATATACTCGATCATGGCAAAGTTGGCGAGGTCAACCAGCCATTCCGTATTTCCAGTTTCCCGGTACAGCCGCAGCCGTTCCTCTGCGCTGTCTATCGCCTTGGCCAGCTCCGGGTAGTTTTGGCTTATCCAGCCGTATTTGTAGTGAGATACAATAATCCTGTTCTGCATGAGGTTTATAAATCCCTTGCTCCAATCCCGCTGGAGGATATCGTTTACATTATCCATCTTTGTCCTCCCTGCATTCTCCACGGCTGCAGAAGTCGTCATCTGCAAAGTTGTAACCTACTGATCTATTCTCTGTTGGGTGTCTAAGTCTAAAACAGAACTTATAGGGTGGATGCAGTTCGCTAATTTTGTAGTATTTGCAGTCTTTGCATCTGACCACCGGCACCGCATCAACAGCTTCCTCCGCCAGCATCTTCATCCACTCACAGTCGGCAGGCTCACAGTCCATTCCCGGATACATTCTGTCGCAGATACTACAGATAATATCAACCGCAGTTTCATTTTTGATGTATGGCTTAATCATAGACAGCCTCCTTTTCGTCCATCTTTGCACCACAATCCTCACAATATTTTTTAGTAGGCTTATCCCAACTGCCATCGGTGGTGATGACAAAGCCACACGCAGAGCAGCACCACTCGTCTCCGCCAAGATGTACCAACCACCCATGCACCACAGGTGCAACATCAGCGGCTGGGATTTCTGCAAATATATCCACAAGGTCAGAAAGCGGTATGCCTGTTTTCTCACTTATTGTTTCCGCCGCCTTTACGCCAGCAATATATTTACCCATTGTAAGCCCTCCTGTTCCATGCTTCGATTGCTTTTTCTTTGCTGGGCAGCCCAGATACTTTCATCTCCTTTGTGTGGAGACCATCACCAGCCCTATATCTCCCACAACCGGCAGTCCACCCAAAGTCTGCTCTATCGTAGGTATCGTACATATGGATAACGGTTGCAGCGCCACCGCACTCAGGGCAGCGTTTCAATTCAGTCATCCTTCATCGCCTCCAATGCCTTCTCCGCCTCCTCGCGGGTCAGGAATACGGTCTTGCCAAATCCGTTTAGCGATACGCCATACTCCCGCCCTCTGGCACCTATTGGCTCAAGGCCAATAAAGCCGATTTTATTGCCCATACCAATCTGCTTGACCTCGCACTCGCTTATATGCGTATCCGTGTCCAGCAAGGCGAACACCCTCTGGCCCATTTTGCACGGCAGCACCACCAGCCGCCCGTCCTTGTCAGCCTCGGTCAGCTCTTTCATCCTATCCACATCGACGCCGTCAAACAGCGCCGCAATGATAGCCATATCCATGCGCATCGAAGTTACATCGGATGGCATCATGTGCGTGTCCTCGTAGGCAGCGAGACGCAGAAACCGCTCCTCTGGGATATTCCGCGGATACCCGTTTGCAAGGCGGCGCTCGTACTCTTTTCGTTGCGCGTCGGCTTCGCGTTTGTTTGTCAGTCGTTCCATCACTCTACCTCCTCTTTCAGTTCGTCATACAGCTCTCTGAACCGCTTGTTCCACTCCCTTAACACGAAGAAACAGTACACGCCCAACACGATCCACAGACCACTGGCGATGTTTTGCAACAAATTTTCCATCACTCTACCTCCTGTTCCAGCTTAATCTCTCCGTCGCTCTCGGCAGATACCATATCGCGCAGGTACTTAATATCCTGTTCGTCCAGCCCTAATATATCCGGCTCCCCATCGCTGTTGATGCCTTCTTTCAAAAGCACAATTTCACACAAAATAGGAATGCAATGCCTATCAAACCCGTACAAAAAACTGCCGAAAATGTTTATAGGGAGATTACGAAGCATCCCTTCTTCATTCACAACCATGCAGTAAGGCTGCCCCAATCGCATCGGGTGCACGATTTCAATCCACCCTCCAACAGCATCGCCAATGCTCCGGTGTGCAGGCTCGGAAAACTCCTGCACCCGCATCTCGTCCTTTGTTGTGATTACAATTCCTTTCATTTTTCTACCTCCTAACACCCAGTCCCAATGCCATAATCGGGATTATTGGTATTCTTTGCGATTTCGTCTGCGGTCAGCGTATGGTTGCTTGCAGTATATGTAACAGGCCCTTTGCACCTGTTCTGACACGCCAAGCACTCACAACGGTTACAGTTACTTGTTGTATTCTGACGGAATGGACAGAGATGATTGAAGCAGTCCATCATTCCACCTCCTTAGCCATCAGCAAATCCTTGTAGTCCAGCAGCAGCGCCCATATCTGCTCCGCATCGTCATAGTCGAGGGTGACTGCACCCTCTGCGTCAACGGCAGCAGCCAGCCGGTCTATGTCCCGGATTACTTCGTAGTAGTCCTTTACCGTCATTTGCTCACCCTCCAAAATTCTCAAGATAATATTGCTTGCCGTCCTGCCAACCCTTGTAATAGGCTGCCTGCTCCCGGCGTTCCTGTTCCTCTGCGGTGATCTCCGCCTGGGCCACTTCATCCACATGGTTCAACCTTTCGGCCGAAATAGCCGAAAGAACCATTATGCAGAAAGCAGCTAAGATTATCGTAACTACCGCTGCCGCCCAGTTCCTCATAGCGAATCCCTCCTAAATCCGAAGAATGTCTTTATTTGCGGCAGGGTCTCCAGCCTGTGGCCATCTACCGTTATCAGCGCTGCGTATCCCCGGCCTATCCAGCCATCGTGCCAAATCTCCCTGGCCTCGTAGTAGTCCACGCTCTCCCGGCGCTCTGTTGTTTTGCCGCAAACCCTTATCTCGATGTCGATTTTCCCATCCAGGCGCTTTAGCCAATTCTTGGGGCGCTTATACTTACCGGATGCCGCCGCATCCTTGTAGCATTGTTTGGAGCAGTACTTTTGTCCCGGCTGGCCGAAATAGTCCTTCCCGCAGTATTCGCATTTCTTCGGCTCAGCTTTTTTCATACTGCTTTTGCGGGCCCGGATGCTGTCCATGGCCTTTTGGCACTCCTTGCAATACAGCTGCCTGGTGTTGGTGCTGCCTATCGGCCCTCCGCATCTCTTGCATGGCCGGTTTGGGTCTCTCTTGATTCCATAGCGATACAAGATCGAGGCCACAGAGCCGTAATCAAGATCGAGAATTAAGGCAATCTCCCTGTTGGTCTTGCCCTCCCGTACCAGTTGTTCCAGGAACTCCGGGTCGTTTGAATTAGAACAGCCGATTTTGGCGTTAGGAGACGCTTTATCGTATGACATCATAACTCACCACCTTTTCCTGCTCGGCCATCTCTGCGCGCATTTTTATGGCTTTGGTGATAGCGTTCCAGCGCTTGATAAATTCCTCGGCACTTTGTCCCTCAAAAACCGGATTCTCCCGCTCTATTTCCGTTCCGTGTTTACCCATTGTGTTACCTCCTCTATTTCAATTTCTGTTCTTGGGTTTTTGGGGTCATATCCACCCCTTAGCCGCAGCTCCACATGGTCAAAGCTATCATCTGCGATTACTCCCCGGTGTACCAGACCGTCCATCAGCATCTTGCCGTTGTAGTTATCCGGGTCATGCCGGTGCCGGGTGGGGAAGTAGTAGGTGATGGTCACCACCGCCTTGCCCATTGGTTTGCACTTGGGGCAGTATGCAACAAACAGCTGCAGCCAGCGCTGCTTTTCCGCTCGGTAGTCCCAGGCGTTCGCCCGCCCGGCGTATTTGTTCAGCGACGGGGGGATTTCCGGGATGGTGATTTTCATGCGTCCTCCTCAAATCCCGGCAGGACGGTTTGCCCTGGAAGTATGCCGTCCTCCATCCACCAGTGGAAAACATCAACGCCAGTTTCGTCCACCTCCACCCCTCTGGGCATACCCCGCAGCCGCCTCATTTCCATCATCTTGTCAAATGCCCTTATGTACGCTTTTTTGTATGTTGGGTATCTTGCGAACTCTGCGTATCTATGCTTTCCCGCCATTGGGCAACCGATGCACCCGACACGCTTCCAGCCCTTCGAGTACAGACTGCACAGTTTAACTTTTTCCCATGTCAGGAAGTCCATGACATCACTTGTCTCCCAATCGATGATTGGGTTTGCAACTCGTTTTCCTTTCATCGTGCAAGTTTCAAACAGCCGCCTGTCCTCGTCGTTATCGTTGTTTAGGAATATAGACTTTTCCCTCCTTTTGGAAATAATCTCTAGCGCACCGCGACTTTTCCTCGCGGTGCTTTCGTCCCACCTAACGCCTGTTGTTATCATTCTGTCTTTCCCGCCGCCCTCTTTTAGCTCAGCGCAGCAGTATCTTACAAGGCGGGTCGGTGGAATTAGCTTCCTCGGGATTAGGTTCCACATTGTTGTGCGTGTGCCGTCCGGTTGTGTGTGATAATCTATTTCGCATTTAATCCCTGCGAGTTCAAGTTCTCTGAATTTATCACGCACATGGTACACCGTTTCCGGCGCGTCTGCTGTTGTGTGACTATGCTGCACCTCGAATGGTATCTTTGCAATCTGTGCAAGGCGCAATACCGTGTCACTGTCTTTCCCACCGCTGTATGTTACCAGCAGCGGCTTGTCGTACAATGCCTGCGACATTTCAGCGGCTTCCCGTAATCTTTTTACGGCTATGTCAACTTTGTCACTCATGCGTTCTCCTCCATCGTCCGCTGCGCCAACGCCAGGTCATAGCTGGGCAGCTGCTTTACCTCTGCCATACCGGCCAGCTTTGCCCGGATATCCGCAGGCAGGGCTTGCATTTTGCGCTCGCTCTCCTGCCTTGCCCGGTAGCTGCGCATAAAGTTGGACTGCACCACGCTCTGCACTGTCCCGGTGTCCATGCTGGCCCATTCCCGCAGCTGGGATGGGTGTCCTACCAACCGTTGTAGGTTCTCCGGCAGGGCTGCAAACTCTTTCTCGCTGTTGTAGCCGCTGTTCCGCAGGGCCTTTGCAATCAGCGCCCATGCTTCCCCCTCGGAGAGTTCCGCCGGGTGGCTGATCTCCCCAATGCTGGCGATAATAGCCCCAATATGCGGGGGGAAACCCTTGCGGTCACTGGCAATGTGGGACTTAACCGCCGCTGCCACAAGGTTAGCCGGGTAGTCTGCCAGCATCTCCGTCCACAGATTTACCACCGCTTCGGCATCCTGCCGTTTCATGTCCCGGTAGTAGCCGGGGTATGCAGCCTTCAAAATCGACATGATTGCAAGTGTTTCAGATCGGGTCATGCTCTCCCTCCTCCCTCAACATCTGCAGGAACACATTGTCGGTTCCGTCCTGTGCCAGCTCGTCCTCCCACCTGCGCTGGTTCAGCCATGTCGCAGGGTTTGGTATGTACTGGCCGTTGTTCTCCCGCCATTGGCGGCTCTGCTTCTGTGCATTCACAGCGGCTATCATGCGGTCAAAGGTCTGCTTGTCCGGCTTGATGCGCTCAAAAGCCTTTTCCGCTGCGCCTTTGCCGACTTTCTTGGGATATTGCGCCCAAAATTCGGCAAACCGGCCCCCTTGGGGGGCATGGGGGGTACTTGGATTCGGATTCGGATTCGGATTCGGATTGGATTCAGGCCGCAGCTCGCCGCAATCCGCCGCAACTTGCGGCAACTCGCCGCAGATTTCCGCAGACGGTGTAAAGCCGCTGTTTTTAGGCGGGTCGGGATATTTGGGTTTGCATTCTCGTATCCGTTGATGATCGGCCCAAGTCGGGAACCAAAAGTAGGGCTTCCCGTCCACCTCGTAGAGGGAAACGCAGCCTTTGGCCGCCAAACCGTGGAGCGCATCGTTGATATCTTTTGCAGTAACCCGTTCCCGAAGCGGGAATGCGTTGCCTTTGATGATTGCAGGTCGGGCATCTCCTCGTCCTGCATCGTCTACCGAAACAATAAGACTTACCCAAAGCCGAAACTCGAAATCCGTTAAGGACGCTATCTTGTCGCTTGTGCGGAAGCTATCCTTTATCAATCTATTCGGCATTCCTCCTCACCTCCCGTCAGAATGGGAGGTCGTTAGGGTCGCCCTCGACTTCTTCAAATCCGCCCTGCTCGCTCTCTGCGGGCTTTTCCTCTGCCTTGCCGGTAGATTTGCTGCCACCGAAAAGGGCTTCCTCTGCGATAACCTCGGTGGCGGTGCGCTTATTTCCGTTCTTGTCCTCATAGTTGCGAACTTCGATGCGCCCCACAATGGTAATGAGGTCGCCCTTGCCGAACCACTGGTTGATAAACTCGGCGGTCTTGCCCCATGCTACGATAGGGACGAAGTCAGTCTTTTCTCGGTCACGGTTGCGGTCTACGGCGATGGTAAAGCCGCATACGCTCTTGCCGCTGTTTGTCTGCTTCAGTTCGGGCGCTTTCGTCAGCCGCCCATTAAGGATTGCTTTGTTCAGCATTCTGTTTCCTCCAAATAGTTCGTATAAAATTCCTCCCGGAACATCGGGATCGTGAAATCGTAGTTGTCGATACAGGCTTGCTCGCCCAGCCGGTGCAGCCAATCCATCACTTCGGCGCAGCCGTGTGCGTGTGTCAGGTGGCATGGCGTGTGGCACAGGGAAACCCAAAGGCCCATGCGCTTGCTTTTGCTCCGCATGGCGTTGCCGAAGATTTCGTGCCGGTCGAGCTTTACGCCGGAGCGCTGACACAAAAAGCACTTAGATGTGTCTGCCTGTACGATGCTCGGAGCGTATCCGTTTCGGTCAAGCTCTGCGCCCCATTCGTTTGTCATTTGTTCCATTCCTCCTTCAGCAAGGCCAGCTCGGCCGGAGTGGCAACATCTATCCCTTGCTCTTTGCAGTCTGCGATGACGGCATCCAGCAGCCGGGACATCTGTTTGGTGTTGTAGGTGCTGCTGCCGTAGTACAGCCGGATCACCAGATGGTCACCGTCTGGCTCGTAGTCTACCTGTTCCGTTACCCAGCCAGTACCGAGCATTTCCCACGCTGTCCGGACGGTCTTGGCGGCTTCCGGCTCGATATTGTGCACATCCTTCCAGATGCCGACCTCCTTAATGTACTTCCGGTACAGCTCCTCCTTAGTCAGCGGGGCCGCCTGGGTGGAGAGGGTAAAGGCCAGATCATCAAGGAGTGCCCACAGGTACGAGTTGGCCGAAAGGCTCCTGCGCTCGTGGTGCTCCTTTAGTTCGGCGGCGTACATCTTGCCGGGCTTCATCTCATCAAGGAAAGCCTGGGCGGCTGCGGCATCCTTGGTGTACAAGATGATGCCGTAGCCGTTCCGGTCTCTTGTCCAGTCGGCAGAATCAAACCGGAGCCTTGTTTTCATTCTTCTCGGCCTCCTTTTCGGCGGCAAAGGCTTTCTTCTGGCAGTTCGGGCACAGCTTGCGGCCGAACCGCTGGACGCTGTAGGCGGCGATCTCGCTTACAGGCCAATACTCCCCGTTGCGCTTGTTGATACCGGTGATCTGCTGTCCGCAGTCGATGCAATACTCGGTAGGCTCCGGTTCTCTTTCTGCGCCCTCCGGTAAGTCCTCGCCAGCGTAGATATACAGGCCGAGGCCGTGTCTGGCACAGGCTTTTGTAAGGGAACGCTGGATTGCCTTATTGGCATCGAATGAGGTAACATCACTGGCCGGGATTGAGCGGTTGCGGTTATCCATGACCGGCAGATACTCGATGTGCTCAATGCCGTTGACGGTTACGCTAGTCTTAACCCAGCAGGTCTTACCGTCTGTGTGGTAAAACAGGCCGTTAGAATCCTCGTAGATGGTATAGATGGCATCCGGGTGCAGCTTCTTGATTTCTCCCCAGGCCCATGCCCAGGAAAGGTATGTAAGGCCATTCTTCTTCTCTGTCTTGTCAGAGCAGTTGATGCTGTTCAATTCTCGAAAGTAGTTCTCCATAGCTCCTCCTTAATATCTGTCTGGTTCTTCATCAAAGTACCTGTCAGCATCCGCATCGCTGGCGTCAAACCGCTTAACACAATTTTCGCAGCCAATGACCATGCCGTCCTTAATGTAAATTGTCTCGTTGATCTCGCAGCCGCACTCCGGGCAGATGTGCGGCTTATCATCGTAGTTATCCACCCAGCTCGGGATGGGCCTATCCGGGATATCGTATGGGTTCATGCTTCCACGACCTCCCCATTTTCCAGTTTGTAAAATACCCCGGGTTTTATGGTCTCACCATCTACCTTTACAGCTCGCACCTCTTTAATGGGGAAAGTATCACCGTTCCAGCCACCCCTATCGGTTAGGACGAGCCAGCATCCAAGGGCGCCGGATGCCTTACTATCAACTCCGGTGACGATTGCAATAGACTCCTTTCCATCAACGGTGGCTGCGCTATAGTCGCCGGTGTTGGTGGCTGCGCTATAGTCGCCGGTGTTGGTGGCTGCGCTACGGTAGCCGGTGTTGGTGGCTGCGCTACGGCAGCCGGTGTTGGCGGCTGCGCTACAGTCGCCGGTCTGATTTTTGCTGCTCTCGGCTTTTTCTTTTATGTACTCAACCGCAGCTTTTACGATGCCTGCAATCCCGATCTCCGCCCGGAGCTTTATTTTCGTTCCGGCTCGCTTGCTGTCGCCTTCTGCTTTTTCGTCCGTCACACCATCAAGGTCAGCTACGAAAAATCGACTGTCGGCCGGGGCGTAATGGGCGAACACATCCAGCGGGTACTCGCATCCATGGAAACCTTTGTCGCACAGTTTCGCTTCCTCCTCCACATATTCTTTGCCAAGATCGAATTGGAAGCCTCGGCACTTCATGTCCTTATCGGTTCCCTTGTAGACGATCACTTGACATCCCTCCCCTTATCGTGTATAGTTGTGGTGGTGGTTGGGTCTCCGTCTCTGACGGGGGCCTTTCTTTTTTTGTACTCCTCCTGCTGGCGGCGGATACAGCGCAGAACCCATGCTGTGAAGTTGCAGTAACCCATTTCGATAAGCTGCTGACGGAACTCCGCCATATTCACATAACCCAAGGGAATACGCACAGACAGCTTATAGTTTGCTTCCCGCTTCCTGCCGGGCTTGTCCGCTATCAGCGCTTCCGCTTCGGCAGTACGCCGGATGCCATAATACTCCGGCCGTTTGCACATACTGTCCAGCGGCTTGGTGTAACCGGGGAACTTCTCCCGGATAACTGCTATCCTCTCGTTCTGCTCCATAGCCTTACCTCACCAGCAGCAGAAGCGCCGCTGCTGCGAAGATGGCTCCCATTCCGATGACTACGGCCAAGGCTTCCTGCAGCCACTCCTTTTTACTCATCTTCCTGTACCTCCTTTTGCGGAAGCTCCGGTAGGAATGCCCACCACTGGACTTCGATAGCGGTCTCCACATTATCTTCGCTGACATTGAACACCTGATGCTTGGTGCTGAATGGCAAGGTAGCGTATATTCCCGAATTTGTCTGGCACAGGTAATGCCCGTCCTTGCTGGGTACGATCTCATCCGAGTTAAACCACCGGATAAAGGTGTTGGTTGTTGCTTCCATGTTGTTCCTCCTTCTTTTCCACCCCGTTTGGCGGGAAAAACTTCTTGACATCTTTTATTGGAATAAATAATGCATCGCAGACCTTATAGACTTCCTCCAATGTCCACGGGGTCTTGCAAATCATTCTGTCGCTGATCTGCTGGCGGCTCATACCGGTGCGCTTCCCAAGGCTTTTCTGGTCGTGGCCAAGTTCCAGCATCAGCGCTCGCAGCCTGCGGTAGGTATCAACTTTCCTTGACATTGCTGTCCCTCCCTTCATGTGGTAGACTATAGTTGAGGTGATATTATGAGCGAAAAACTTGATGTTTCGTATTCTTTGACCGAAGAAGAAAAGAGAATATTTCGCAAATTCAAGCGAAGCAACAGCGCCAAATTGACAAAATCTGAATTTCAAACTATGCTCCGGTCAAAGCTGGTAGATGGCGGTTTCGGCGGCGAATACTACTGGTTTAGCAATGGCTCCTTTGATGAGGGAGTTGCTTGCCTATCGGAAAACGGTTTGCGCGTTAAAGCCGCCATGCAGGCCGAGAAGAAGTTAAGCGTCCGGTATTGGATTACAACAGGAGTTGCAATCGCCGGTTTCCTGCTTGCCGTCCTGTCTCTCCTCATGCAACATGGGATAATATCACTACTGCCGCTATGATGATGGAGAGAACGCCACACAAAACCGTGATGATCTGCGGTGGCCTGGTCTTAAATAGGAATGCTTTCCAGCTGGTATCGCCGTAGACCTCGATAAGGTATTTTTCAAATTCATCGTTTCTCATGTCATGCCAGTCTTTCATTGTCCTCCTCCTTTTCCTTGATAAGCTCGTCCAATGCAGCGTTAAATCTTTGCTCGGCGCCTTTCGGGCTACAGTGGCCGTTAAGAACCATGCTTAACCACTTTGTAGAGCATCCTATTTTTACTGCAAGTTCTTGTGACGACACTCTGTTGTTGTGCATTTTACCAACCAGCTCACCTGTCCATTGTGCAGGCATCCAAAATTTCCTCCTTTCTGTTCAAAATGTTGAAGTTTTTTTACCTTTATGGTAGAATGAATTTGCAGAACAAGTCCACCACAGGCAAAAACGAAATTCACCTTTGTGAGTTTCTATTCCTAGTATAATTCAAATTATTGAATTATGCAAGCATTAGAATTCACAAAATTGAATTTTTGTTGTAATGCACAAAAAGGAGTGTATTATTTGTGTTTTATGACAAGTATTGTGAATTGTGCAAGAGAAACGGTATTTCCCCAACAAAGGCTGCGGCAGAGATCGGACTTGGTATGGGGACACCAACCGCATGGAAAAAGCGAGGGACTTATCCAAACCCAGCACAGGCGAAAAAGGTAGCAAACTATTTTAATGTTTCTATGGATTGGCTGATGGATAATGAAATAGAAAAACAGCCCACCGAAGGTGAGCTGTCCGGTATTCGGAAAGACCTTATGGATTTCGCAGATACTTTGACAGATGAGAAAATTGAGAAATATCTTCGTCTAATGAAAACTTTAGAATCCGAAGATATTTAACAAGCTGCTCGTCAGACATCCGTTCCACCGCCTTTTTGAATTCCTCCTTTTTCTCCATTGGTGTTCCTCCTCTTTTGTCGATTATTGTCAAATAAAAATCCTTCCAAATTCAGTAGGTATTTGGTACAATTCAATTGTAACAAATTGCATTGCCGATATGTACTGACAAATGTTGCGGTTTCGGCGTAAAAACTGTCATGTTCTTCGGGCAAAAGTGTCCGGTAACAAAAAACAGGAGATGAGTTTGTGAATTCAGACGAAGAAAGGAATTGGGATAACTTTTTATTGGAGGTAGCCACAAAACGGCAGGAGCATGGAATGACCCACAAGGATTTGGCCGACAATGCCGGGACAGTTGAGAGGACGATCTCCCGGCTGCTTTCGGAGCCGACCAAGAATCCGAGCCTTTTTCTCGTTGCTTCCATCTGCCAAGCGCTGCACATATCTCTCGACAAGCATTTCGTGAAGGAAGTCTATAACAAAGCCGACAGCCAGAACAGCGAAGAAATGATAGAGGTTCTGAAAGAACAGGTGCGCCAACGCAGGAAGCTGTCCAAAACACTCTTCGCAGTTATTTTTGCCCTGCTGGCGATGATGATTTTATACCTCGTCCTAATCGATGCAAATAACCTGAACTACGGTTTAATTCGGGATTAAGAACAGATGTTCTTTCCAAATATAACCGTACACCGTAAAGTGTACAATAATCAGTACTGGAGGAGAAGACTATGGAGGAAATGGAGAAAACAACACCAGAGATCAAGCCAAAGAAGAAAAAAACGATGGTAACAGCAATAATCCTAATTGTTATTGTCATTGCAATCATCGGAGCGCTTGCCGGTGGAGAAAAGGACAAAGACAAACAAGACAACCAGCAAAACCAGCAGCAACAGCAAGAGGATCAAAACAGTGATGTTGATATGTCTGTTATTGCAGCGTCCCTAAAAGCTATTCTCGATAAGAATTCAGACGGAACATCGGTTGAATATGATGTCGACTATGACGATGACAGCATTACGATTTATGTAAAATCCGATGGCGCTGCTGCTGAAATTGCTAAAGCAAAAGCATCTGGCTATGATGATACATATGAGCCATGGGTAAAAATGCGTGATAGCATGGTCACTCTTTGCAATTCCGCCGTCGACGCTGTAGAAGCGTTTGGAGCGACCGGGAAATATGTGACAGTCACGGTAGTCAACGATGCCAATGAGGACAACACCCTCTTGACGATTATGAACGGCGTGGTTGTATACGATGTAATGGCAGAAAAATAAAAAAAACACCGCCCCCGGCAACGAGGGCGGTTGTCTATCAGGAGGGGGAAAATGAAAGAAAGGACAAATACGGCAAAGTGGCTTGAGAACCAGAATCGCTGGCAGATCGCCGTCCAGAAAGATGGCGTAAGAAAAACATTTACAAGCAGTCGGCCGGGAAGGGAAGGGCAGAGGGAAGCGAACCGAAAAGCAGATGACTGGCTGGCATCAGGCATCTGCGGGACGAAGCTGCACCTATCGGAGCTGCACGAAAGCTATATGGAGCAGCTTAAAATTCGGACTTCGCAATCGAATTGGCGACCGCAGGAAAGCCGCTGGAAAACATGGATTGACCCAAGGATAGGCCACCTAAAGGCAGATGCACTTTGCGATGGGATTTTGCAAAAGGTTATCGACTATGCATACAATAACGGGAAATTGTCGAAGAAGTATCTGCAAAGCATCCGTGCTGACATGGTTTCTTTCTGCAAATATCTGCGGAAAATGAAAGTAACCGGCTTTGCCCCGGAAGACATAACAATTCCAAAGGGAGCCCCCGTTGGCGTTCGCAACATTTTGCAGCCGGGGGACATTGTAACGCTTTTCTCCGTTGATACGACGATCTACAAGGGTAAATTGGTAAAAGATCCATATATAAATGCTTATCGCCTTGAGGTTTTGACCGGACTGCGGCCGGGGGAATTGCGTGGCATCATGCGAAACGATTTCAAACAGGGCAGATTGGAGGTAAGGCGGTCGATAAACGAGGATAACGAAATCACTACAGGCAAAAATGAAAATGCGATACGCAGCGTTTATTTGGGCGAAATCGCAGAGGCGATTGTAAAAGATCAAGCATCCAAGTCAAACGGCCTGTATCTATTCCAAATGCCGACAACGGAAACCTATCGGAAGTTTTTCCAAAGATATTGCAAAGCAAACGGAATTCCGAAAACGACACCATACGAGCTGCGACACACTTTCGTTTCTCTTGCACAGTCCCTCCCGGAGGGATGGGTAAAGCAATTGGTCGGCCACTCAAAAAGCATGGACACATTCGGGGTTTACGGCCACGCTGTATCGGGGATGGATCGGCAAATAACCAGCGCACTCGATGGCGTGTTTATATCAATTCTTGGGCGGCAAGAAAAAAAGTGAGTTATTTTGTGAGTTTTTTTGCAAAAGAAAAAAGCCAGTAACCCTCATGGTTACTGGCTTTCTCGTTGGTGCGGAAGATGGGACTTGAACCCACACGCAAAATTATGTTATTGCCGTAAAGTGTAGGAATCAAGCGGTTTTTCCGACTTTCATTCCGCTGAAAAAAGCATGAAAAACTCACTTTCGGAACAAAAGTGAGTTGCAAAGTGAGTTATTTTGCCACCGTATCGTACTGTTCGATGGCGGCTAAAATTCTCCCACGCAGCGCCTGCGCGCTGGCGTGTTCGGTTCTGTACTTCTCTTTGATTTCTTCCAGCTCGGCGACCAGCTTATAATAATCGCTCGGCACCTGCGTATCGTCATTGAGATACTGCCGCACCAACGCCAAAAACGCGCTCCAGTGCGGTCTGATATAGACAGGGCAATCTTTCCTTGCGTACCAGTCATGGTGCTGGTAGACTGCGGTCTCGTCCAAGCCATGCCGTTTTAGAATAGCAGCGCAAAGTCTTGCACCGTTATCTTCGGCAATCCGATTGTACTCGGCATCAGTGCCGTCCATGATGATCTCGATGGCGATGGTAGTGCTGTTGCCGGGGCCGTAGTTTCCATCAGCAGCGTGCCAGCCGACCTCGCCCTCGTCAAGGTTCTGCCATGCTTCGTTCTCGTCCACATAGTAGTGGACACGGACAGACCCCATGTTGCAGTTGGGATAAGTTGCCCTGGTGTACTGCTCGGCCATTGTGGTTCCGTTAGGGATCTTGATGCGCCCGGTATTATGGATCGTGACGCCTTTAATCGCAGAAAGCGGACGATTGGCCTTATAGGTCGTTCCCTTTCGGTAGGTGTAACCACCTTCCTTAACATCACGGTTCCAAACCGCAGAATCCGGGATTATCTTCTCACAGATTTTTACGCCGTTATCATAGCGTACATTGTCGGGAGAGAGGAAAGCCATTAGGCTTCCCCCTTTCCTTCGGCATCCAAAATAGCCGCATCAGTGTGTTTGACCATGCCGGTGGTGGCTGCGTCATATGTACCATTAGCAGCCAAAGCGACAATAACAGCGTTCAGCAGGCACAGGATTACGCCCTGTACCGTTACGGCAGAGCCGTTAAATGCTTCTGCGCCGATGAGGATAGCCACCGCCACAATGTACGCCAACAGCTGCGCGTTCAGCTTGGCAAGGGGGGTCTGCTTCAAAAACTGGGTGATGATAGTGACCATCATCACAGCGCCGGCATAGGTTCCAAGGGTTGTCCAGGTTACAAATTCGTTCATTTTATGTCCTCCTTAAAGGAATTTGAGTTCTCCACGAATACAGCGGTCGTGGACGCTCTTAATGTTGCGGATCGCTGCATCCGCTTTGGAATTGATGTAGACATCTTCGTGCTCCACACAGTACTCTGTGTAGTTGTCGATATCCTCCAGCACATTGTTGAAGGATTCTTCGCTGTGGTTCACCCCACGGCGCAGCTCGTCCGAAAAGCGCAGGATGCGGATGCGGCACATATCTGTCCGGTAGCGTTCGTCAGAATCAATATGCTGTTGCAGCTTATTGTCCAAGGCTGACATACCGGAGATAATCTGATCCTGCTTGTCCTGCTTGCGGTCAATACGATGCAGCAGCCAGCTAATGACGGTAGCCAATGCGCCGGAGCCGAGGAGGGCCAGTGCAATTTCCATGGGTTATGCCTCCTCAAAATACTGGCCTATAAGCTCATGCGGCAGGTAATACAGCACGATGGTGCCGGTCTCATTCAAACGCTTGCAGAGGTAGGTTTTGCTGTCCTCCGGGTCGAGGTAGTACTTGCCGTACTCGTATTCCATACCCTTCGATGCCGGGATTGGGTCATCAATAGTGCCAGGAGAGCTGATATTGACGACCACCCACAGAGCAGGAACATCCGGGGGTTCCCAGTCTGCCTGCAAGGTGTGCGCCTGCAAGCACTTGTATACCTTGCCATCGTGTCGTCTGCGGTCGCCCACCGCATACTTGGTATCAGCTTCCCATGGTAGGAACAGCATGGGGTTCTTTGCTGCATCAGCGTCAGCCATGGCACCGGTCACGCTGTCAATGCTCGTCCGAATCTCCTGCGCCTGCTCTAAGATGTCATTCCGCATTGGCTGTTTCCTCCTTTTCTTCGGTTTCTACGCCAAGGGTTTGAAGAGCTGCTTTCAGCTGTTCCAGCTCTGCATCCTGCTTTGCTTTTACTTCTTTGGCTTTTTCTGTGTAATAGCCCATTAAGTCACCCCCAAAATGTTTAAGGCTTCCTGCATATCGGATGCCATGGAACCACCATCGAAATTTTCTATTTCAGCATTTTCAAAGATAGTATCCTCGGGCACCTTTCCGACAATATATTCTGCTTCCTCTGGCAAACAAGGAACATAGCACCCATTTAGAGCTTTCTTCACATACACTAAGGTGTCGGAATAGTATTCCTTGCCCTCTGCTTTGATTTTATACATTGTCACGCCTCCAGTATCATGGATTTAATTCTGTTCAGCTCCTCAATCGAAGCATTGAAAAAATCATAGTTCCATAACCAATAGTCATCGTGTTCGGGGCGTTTGTATTTCAGCAAGGATAAATCATCCCAAATCCTATCCCATCGGTCTTGGTACTTTCCGTCTTTGCGGTTATTCAGCAGTTTGATTATTTCTGCTGTCAGTTTCCCACGAACCAAGCCTTTCCCATCATCATTCCTTGCGAAATAATCATAGGCGTTTTGGCTTTTTATATAGCAAATGGGGTTCCCGCAGTAGCTGATTACATTGTTGGCTTCATCAAGTTTTGTGCCATATCGAATGTTTACTTCACCGCACAAGGCGTTTTGCTTAAAACGATTAAAACAAATGTAGTCCATAGCTTATACCTTGAAGCATGGAGCCAAACCTCCACTTGAATTCGCATAATATCCGTCAGGATTGCCAGCGTAATCAACCGCTCTAAACATCTCTCCATTTGGAATATTGGGAGAGCGTAGAAGCCACCATGTTGCATTCGCAAGTAAATCACTGCGATATTTGCGCTTATCGTTACCAGCAGCATAATAATCATATTGTTTACAATAAGCACTTTCCTTATTTGTGGTATTTGACGATACAGTGCCAAATACTTCATAATGTGTCAGAATGTATATTTTGTCATCGGTCGATGTTGGAGTGACACCGGCGGCCCCGTTTCCTGTATTATCTGTGTATATCGTAGTGGATTTTAGTACAGATTGCAGGTCACTTGGCAGTGCGGCTTCGATAAGCGGCATTACTATCGTCCTCATTTTACAGGACTTCCATCCACCAACAGTGGTTCGGGAATCGTTCATCCTTAAAGCTATGCTACCTGATGGGACAGAACTGTTGTAGAATCTGTCTATAAGGCACACATCTTTGCCGTTGGTTTGGGCTGTCTTAAAGCCCTGAAATGCTATGCCATTTCCCTCGCGCTCTGCGTTGTGATTAAACCCTATGATAAATACCCAAGTGGTGTAATTCGTAAGAGTAAGACCATCGGAAACCTTGCCGTTCATGGTCACTTCCTTACAGTCGCCGACAGCCCAGAAGTTTGCACCCTCGCCAGCGTCAGACATCTGCTTAATTATTGCCCAGCTTGTATCGTTCAGCACATGTGAAGGTAATGCGAGGTCAACTGTGGCAGGAACACTGACTTCCTGCGGGGCAGATACCATCGTCCCGTTTGTTGCAGAAACAGTCCACTTGCCCTCCTGCGGTATTTTAAGCCGTACTTGCCCACCAACAGAAACGCCTGTCACTTTCTTACTACCAAGGGTAGCGGTAACGGTTGCCCCGTCAACGACATTTGCCACGAGCTCAAGGCCGCCACCACCTGCAATGATTGGGTTACCGTAAATTATGCTCATTTTATTGTCCTCCTTAATAAGTCATAATCTTTGTGATTTGTAGGCTCATCGCCGCAGGAGCCGCACCAGCTGCGTATATCTTTACCGTTCCGTTTTCATTTGCCGCCACCATCGAGGTAACACCAGCATCTGCGAGTGCTGCCAGCTGGTCAATAGTGGGATTGAGGTTGACTTGGAGACCGGCGGCTTGGCCCGTAAGTATCGTTTGATAATACGGGCCGCTGCCGCTCCATGAAGAACTTAAAGAAACGGTTTGCGTGGTGATTTTCTGCTGGTAGTCGGCGGTCCCGGTCGCTCTTGCGCCATTTGCTTTGTAAAACTGCTTTCCGGCAACAACGGAGCTTTCGTCGGCGGTCGTATCGGAAATATCAATGAGGGTGTTTCCGTAGAACTCCACCTTGTTTACCGCCATTCAAATCACGCTCCAATCGTTACTGTCTGACCTCCTGCGGGGTTATCGGCATAAGCAATCGGCACTCCGTTTACGACTACCTCAGAAAGGAAGTCATAGCCATCATCGGGGAGGACGCTAAACTGTGCTTTGGCCGGGGTTACGGTCTTTTTCTGGCCCTTGGTCAACTCACCGGCGTAATCACCTGTTACGCCAAGGATGGACACACCGGATTTAATGTTACCGGCAATGATTTTTGCGGCTTCGGTGCCGTCGATGGTAGCAGAGCCGGAGCCATCGTGATAACCGGCAGGGATTGCTACCGGGGATTTGTCTACAATGGAAAGGGTTACAGCGCCCTTGTTCGGCATGGTGCCGGTCACTTTAGCGCCGTCCACATAGGCGGTTTTTCCATTAAGGATTTCCGCAGCAGTAGCGGTTGCGTCAGAAGTATCGGCATCATACGGACAGGTGCCGGTAATGGGAGCGCCGGTCTTGTCGTGTGCTGTCTTGCCTTTAAGCAGGCTTGCAGCATCAACTGTATCGCCGGTCAAATCCATGAGGGTTTCGCCGTAAAAGATTATTTTGGAATTGTACTTAGTGTCAGCCATTTTCAGCCTCCTATAGTTACAGTCTTTCCCCCGGAGGGGTTGTCTACGATTTGTTTTGGTACGCCCTTAAAGGTCATGTTATCTTTCAACATTTTTTCCTTTGTCAACAGCAGTTGGTCGGTAACAGTGGGGGTAACGGTGTACTCGCCCCTGTAGACTTCTGCCGCTACGCCAACCACGCTGCCGAATGTAATTGCAAAAGTAGATGTCGGAGATGCAAAAGCGGTTTGAAACTGGTTTTCAGAGGTTTGGAATGTTGTCTGAAAAATCATTTTGTATCACCGCCCGCGATATCATCCAAAAGGCCATCTTTAAGGACATCTGCTACAGATACATTGAGGATATTGGAGTTAAGCCGCGCATTGCCAATACCAACACGCAGCTGTATTTGCACCTGCGGGTTTGGTTTGAAAAGTGAAGTTTCCTCCTCTGTAAGAGTACAGGAAACGGTTTTATCTCCCAGCGTGCAATCCTCAAGGTCTTTTACAAGTACGACATTGCCGCCCTGCTTGTAGATAACGGCCATCATTGAGATGGTGCCGGTATCAAACGGGACGGTAAAAATGTGGGTTGGGGTTGTGTATCTTCCGACGAGGCTCACCCTTTCACCACCTCCGAAATCGCTACCTGTAAGGTAATATCCGCGGTCGGCTTGTCGCCCAAGGCATAGGCCGTAATAGTGCCGTTGTCGTTCGCTACATAGATAGCGCCGGTTCCGCTATCAACCATGGTGTTGTAGGCGGCGGTGTCGATCTGGATATCAACCTTGCTATTGGCAGTAGTCCCAAGGCCGGTTACCGTCTGGCTGTAGGGACTTTCGGAGCCGAGCCAAGATGCCGCAGGAAGCGAAAGCTGCTTAATAACAACCGCCCGGTTTATCTTGTACTCCATCTTTCCGATGGCCTGCGTTACCGTGTCTGTTGTGGTTACATTCTGCCGGGAGGTTGCCTGCTTGTAGCCGGGGATTTTGATTTGGCTGCCGGTGTAATCGCCGGTTTGCGGTGTCACCGCTCCGGTGCGGCCGTTAAAGCTCGCAACAGTACCGGGGCTGATGGTGTGCGCTACATACTGCAAATCGGAGATCATTGTGGGCTGGGCTGTGTAAGTGGCTATCGGCAGCTGGTACACAGTACCGCTTGCATTGATATCCTCCTGCACCAGCGCCGGAAGCGGGTCTTGCGCCTGTGTCACAAAAGAAATCGGTGCTTCGGTGTTTGCCATGTCAATTTGGATAAGCAATCGACCGGGGACAGAGCCGCTGGTCGGAAGCGTCGCATTGATCGTTTGGGCTTCCACAACAAAGTTTCGGCCGAGGATTATGCCACGGCCATCGGAAACATTGATGATGTTCCCGCCCTGTGTAGTTACCTCAACGCCGGTAAAGATGCCGCTGTCGTTGATAATGTGGTTGTACAGATACGCATCATCCGTCGGTGTGACGATAGATGCGTTATACTGGAGCAGCGTTATCATGCGTTTGCCCTCCTTTCAAGGATCAAAATTTTGGTAAGATCGGCACGGACAACGCCGAAGGTCATTTTTGTAACATCCTGCGACCTTGCATAGCCGGTAAGGATAGATTTGTAACTACTGTCGCCATCAATGACCAAAACCTCTGTGCCGATGGCCATCGAGGTATCAAGTACGCCACAGTCGTTTCTTGCCGTCAATTCGATCATGTTGTCATACTTTTGCGGGCTTAACGCTTCGTAAGCCTTTTTGTATGCAGCAGATTCAAAGTTGATATCCGTTTCCAAAAACTGCGCCGCAAAAAACACAGGTGTAATTCTGTCCGTGTTGTTTGTGTCGACCTTGCCGTCTGGGTGCAGATAGTAGGTTATGCGCTGCGTCTCATCGGACTTGTTGTAGATGGTCACCTTGTTCAGCTGGCCCGTACTGTCACCGATGATGATGTTTTTATCAACGATGGCCTGCAAATTTGTTTCGATTACCGCCGTTTCGCTAACCTTACCAACCTTAACGGAGATCGTCTTTTTCTGCGGGTCAAAGCTCATGTTGACAGCTACGCCGTAAGCCGTCAGAGATTTCGTGATAATTTCGTAAAAGCTGTGGATGTTGTCCTTGAGATTGAGCGCACCGGTCGTTTCGGAGGTCGTTTCCACCGTCATACCGGATATGTTTTGCAAAGCATCTCCCGAAGAAACAAAGTTATCTCGGATGATCGAAGCAATAAAAGGCTCAATCTTTGCAGAGGTCGTGCGATCGAAATATACCTCTGCGTCAAAAAGCGACATAAGAGGCTGCGCCGAAATCGTTACGCCCGTTTTATCTGTTTCCACATCGTCAACGATTCCCTGATAAGCTACATTCCCATTTTGGTCTGTAACGCTTATAAAGTCGCCCTTTTTCGCATCCAGCTTTACGGCCTGGAGAGTAGTTTTTTCTAGGGTCAGGTAGTCAAACTGTATCTCCGGGCTTTCAATCGGCGCAAAACTTCGGAATGTGAAATCTCTTGCGAATACTTCGCACTTAAACAGAGTATGCAAGTTTCTCCACCTCCACATATGCTACAATATCCGATGTGCCGTCGTGCGAAAATGTCAAAGTGCTTTCTCCGGGCGGAGCATAGATAAATCTTCCGGTCGAAAAGTCGCTGGACTGGTACAGGTTTTGGATGTATGTCCCGTCGAGCGCATACTCTGCGATCTCCATTGTTGCAGGGTCAGCATCAACAACGAGTTTGTGCCCGTCAGGGATTGTTGCGGTTACTTTTCCGACCGCTACACGGGTACCGGCCTTGATAAGCGCCCAAGCCGGGTTGACGACCGGGCCGAAGATTTGCAGCTTGCAAGGAGATGCCAAATCCCCGTTTCTTATTTTTGCAGTTCCTGTTGCTGTTTCTGCGTAATAATAAGGATAAGTATAGCTATACCTTTTAATCCCTTGGTCTGGCGCTTGACTTTGTGTTACCTTAACAGCTTCGTGCCAAGTCCCGAAGCAGAGGAATGTAACCGGTACTGCCAAATAGCCGGATTTCAGCTCCGACTTATCCGCAGACTGCACTTCACACTTGATTTTGTACCATATGTCCAGCGGGGAATACATCAGGTAAAGCGGGCCTTTTGTCACGAACGAAATAAACGCCTGATACCGGGAATAGTCGAAGAATATCATTTCGCCTGTCACGGCATACTGGTTAAGGAATTCATCCGATACCAGCCATGCGCTTCCGGCTTGGATGGTGGAGTAGGTTTTGCCAAAGCCTAATCCACCCGGCGCATTGAAGTACGCCGTTTTGTCCATCAAATCCCATTCGGCGCCGACACCGTTCTTGAGCTTAAATTTTCTCATCAGTAAGCCCTCCCAAGCGCACGGTTGACCGCCTGTACCAAGTTCCTTGCGGCAGCTTCACCGGCTGCGTTATCGTAGCCGTTAAATGTGTTGTTCATTTCGATGGTGATGCCGCCACGGTCGTTTCTGTTCAGCGGCACAACATGGGCACGGCCACCGGCCATGGTAAGCAGCTCCGGCCCGGCTTCGCCGACGATGGCGCTGCCGGAGGACAAAACTCCGCCCTTGGCAAGATAAGCAATCTTTCCGATGGTCGGAATATTAAATCCGAGGGACTTACCGCCCAAAACAGGAACCCAGTCAGGGACATCAAAGTGGATCTTATTCAGACCGTTTATCATCCAGTTGATTGCGTCGATAACCATGTTGATAAGGCCGATGATGCCATTAAGAGGAGCCTTTGCAATCGCCACAAGGGCCGTAAAGATGCCCTTAAAGATTTCCTGAACACCTGTCCATGCTCTTTCCCAGTCCCCCGTGAATACGCCGCGGATGAAATCGATAATACCGTCAAAAACGGCCTTTATGGAATCCCAAATAGATTTTACTGTTGCGAAGAAGAAATTTAAGATTTCCCCCAATATTCCAAACGATTCCGACCAATCCGTCGTAAATACGCCCTGCAAGAAATCGTCCACACGCTGGAGGATGGCCTGTATCTCGTCGCCCTTTGTTGCAATCAGCGCAACAAGTCCTACAATGGCCGCTATGAGCAGCACGATAGGATTTGCAATTATGAAATTTATGGCCGTTATCAGCGCCGGGATAACCGTTCCAGTTATAAAACTGATGGCTCCGGTAATTCCTGAAATAATACCTGCAATCGGGGAAATCGCCGCAATAAGACCGCCGACAATAAGGATTGTTTTCTTTACACCATCGTCGAGGTTTGAAAACCAATCGATTGCATTTTGAAGCCCTGCGACGATTTTGTTGATAATCGGCAGCAGGATATCACCGATGGAAATCGCCAAGTTATTGAGCCCGTTTCGGAGGATTTTCATCTGGCTTTCGGTGGTTGCGTATCTTTTGCTTGCCTCGTTGGAGAGGGCAATATTTTCGTCCCATGCAGTATTTGCGGTTGTAACAGCATCGTCCAATACATCGGATGCAAGGGCTAACGCACGAAGCATATTAGACTGGCGAATCCCGGAGAGCCCCAATTTATCCAATACGGCGATTGTGTCCTCTCCATTTTCGTTCATCTTCCCGAGCCCGCCGATGAAAGCACTGATTGCGTCTATCGGTTCATTGCCCCACATATCTGCGAATTCAGAAGCAGATACACCAGCGATCTTTGCGAATGTTTCAAGATCACCACCGCCAGCAGACACAGCCTTGCTTATTGCGGTCATTGTTTGGGTCATTGCCGTGCCACCGGCCTCTGCGTTGATGCCAACAGAGGACATTGCGGTGGACAATGCAAGGATATCCTGTTCGGACAACCCGGCAACTGTACCAGCAGACGCAAGGCGTGTAGCCATCTCAACAATATCGCGCTCTGTTGTGGCAAAGTTATTGCCAAGGTCAACGATGGTACTGCCGAGTTTGGAGTATTCATCAGCGGTCGTTCCGGTAATGTTGGCAAATTTGGCAAGTGCAGAGGCAGCTTCATCAGCGGAAAGGTTGGTTGCTTCGCCCAAGTCGATCATAACGCGGGTAAAGTCAAGTACATCATCGGTGGCAATACCCAACTGTCCAGCAGCTTCCGCAACCGCCGCAATCTCCGTAGTGGACGCAGGAATTTCTTCTGCCATGTCCAATATGCCCTGCCGGAGTGCCGCAAGCTGCTCTGTAGTGCCGTCTACTGTTTTTTCAACGCCAGCAAAGGCGCTTTCAAATTCTACAGCCGCTTTTGTGGCTGCCACTCCTGCGCCTGCAAAGGCCAAAGATGCCGGGGCAAACTTCTTTGCAATGTTCCCGGACTTTTCTGCTATTGCTCCGGTAACCGCTGAAACCTGTGCAAGTGCCGCACGGCTCTTGGACGCTTCGGCCTGTAGGTCTTTCAGCTTTAGTTCGGCGCTGGTCAGTTCACGTACTAACTCACGGTATTGTTTTTGGTTGACCTCCGTTCCTGCGGCCATTTCTTGATCCGCTTGCTTTTTGGCGTTTCGGAGGCTTTCAACCTTGTTTTCTGTATTTTTGATTTGATCCCCGAGCAACTTCTCCTTTTGCTTGAGCAGGTCAATATTGGTCGGGTCGAGTTTCAGCAGGCGATTGACCTTATTAAGCTCCGATTGTGTTCCACGGATTTCGCTGTTCAGCGAGCTGATCGCTTTTGACAGTCCCTTTGTGTCACCGCCGATTTCAACAACGATGCCTTTAACATTTTCAGCCAATCTTACCACCTCCTGCGAAGAAATCACGCAAGCCGCCGGGTCTGCCCTTTATGGCATACTGTTCTGCATCATTGGCCTTTTCGATCATCAAATCATAGACCATTCCGCAGGTCATGTCCTCCAGCGCTTCATCGGATAACCCGAGTTCAGCGCAGCGGAGCATAAAGGTTGACCCGGTAGGCTCACGCACGGTTTGTTTTATTTTTTTTTTGGAACAGCGGTAGTCTTGTTGTTCAGGCTCCAAAGCTCCAAAATGGCAGGGAGCACTTTATAGATGGAAAACATCTCAAACTGCTCCAGCCACTCGTCAACATTGTCC